TCCATCATTTCTCCAAGATATTCCCATTTTACACCTTTTTGTCCCAGCTTGTCAACTATTGATTTTTCAATAGATTCTACATTATCTTCAGCAAGAACTTCAAATTCTGCATGATATTGATAAGCGTTGATTTTTACTAGGAATTTTCTCATTTCTCCACCTTATTTTAAGATTGAGGCGGAACTGTGTCCGCCTCAAAATTTATTGATTAGATGTCTGATCCGAAGATACCTCTAGGGTCAGAGAATCCGAAAACGTATCTCTCTCTAGCTTTGTATCTTACATTACCAGTATCGAAGTCACCTTCCATTGAAGTTTTCAATGGAGCTCTCATAAAGTGCTTCAAGCCATTAGGTACATCAGTTTTAACGAACCATTTCGCTGTGTCAGTTAAGTAGTGATTAACTACATAACCTTCAGGAATCGCGCCCATGTTATTGATCGCGTTGATGTCGTTATCTGCTGTTCCAGTTCTGCCTTTAGACTTCATAAGTCTCTCAGCCGTAAATTGTAGCGCAGAAGGGATGATTAATTTCATTCCTCTAGCTGCAACTTTAAGACCTCTTTCATCAGTGAACGCAGCAATGTCGATTAATGCTTGCTCTAAAGATGTTTCATTCAAGTCAGCAGCAGTGCTTAACTCGTTTGAAAAAGTCCCTGCTAAAGTTGGGTGGTCAGTAGCACAAAGCTCCTTACCATCTCCTCCAGCATAGCTTGAGTTGAACGCGTTATTTAAAACAGCCGCGCCTTTAACTTGTTTAGTGTTTGCCATAGATCTAGCCAAAGCTTTTGTGTATCTGCTAGCAAGTCTATCATACAAGTTGTCNTCGATCGCTTCTTCAGTGATCGCNAACGCAAGTGCGATTGTTTCGTTTGTATAACGTGCAGTGAAAGTCTCTTGCGCACTGTCGAAAGNTACGCCTTGACCTTCAGGTTTNACNGNTGCATTCGCAAAACCAGATAACATTACTTCTTCTTCAAAAGCTCTGTCACTGTTTTCTGTTTCGAAAATTTCAGCCGCTTCGTTTACATATTGTTTATACTCAAGTCCAAATAGTGCATTTAGACCTGGCTCTAGTTCTTTAACTAGTTGTGCTCTTGATATTGCCATAGTTTATACTCCTATCCTTCCTTAGTATTTAACTGAACCAATTGATCCTGGTGCAAATCTAACTATAAGATTTGAATTCAGAACCGAATTGTCGTTGTTTAAAGGGTCGTTAGCAACTCTTACAATCATAAATGCTGCTTGGCCTGCGCCAGCTGCTGCTGAAGAGCCAATATCAAGTTTAGATTGAGATTGTCCTTCATGAGTTGTGCCTGCTGTTGCACCATCTTCAACATTGTAAGTTAAATCAGGAACCATAATTGAAACAGCCGCTGCTGCGTCTGCTTTAACTACGTATTCTTGATTTGGATTGTCATTAACGAAACCTATACCATCTGATGAACCAGTATTGTAGTCAGTACCGAATGTTTGTCCCGACGCAACTGAATTTGCCCAAGTTGGTTTGCTTGTAGTACCGTCTATATAGAAAGCACCATTAAACACTCCAGTCATTGGTAAAATGTTAGCTGCATTGTTCGCCCATTGATAACCGCCTGTTATACCGTCGTCCATAGTGGCATTAGCTGCATCCTGTAAGTATCCAGTATCGCCCGCACCTTGTTTAGAACAAGGATTGTTTTGAAAGATACCTTTTCCAGGAGCTGATTTGATTGGGTACTCAGATAGACCTTGAGTAGCTGGTGTGCTACCTAAAGTATAAACTGATCTAAACCCAAATCCACCTGTTTCATTTGCCATAGTTGGTCTCCTTTAGTGTGACCTGTCCCGAAGGACCTCCAGTCACGGTTGATATAAATCGCTGGGTAGGAATTACTAAATAATTTTAGTTTTTCTTTGTTCCACCGAAGGTTACACGAGTCTGTCGATCTTGATTGATCGGCATACTTGGGTGTTGTTCCTTCATAAGATCGTTGTTTATAGCTTCTTCTTTGGCTTCGTTCTGTTTATTAAAATAAGCTTCACGAGCCTTCGCGATCTCCTCCGGTATCCTTGCCAACACAAGGCCTCCGACTCCGATCATTCCTGCGTATTTGCCTTCATTCAACGTTGGATAATTTGAATCTGGATATTCGTCTGCTCTTACGAGCTCCCATCCAGACCTCTGCATAGCCGCCATGTTTTTTGAATCATCAAAACCCATTGACTCTGCTCTTATCCATCTGTGTCGAAATCCATCCGGCGCAGGTGGTGCATCGAGAGATGAGGGTGGAGTCCAAACAACTTTTTTAGCCGTCTTGGCTCTTGTCTGACTCGCACGTGAAGTTTTTACCTTTTCATTTTCCATATGCTTATACTCCTTCCGTGATTTTTAATTGTTTCGCATATTCTTCTAGTGGCACATTTAATCTTTTAGCAATTGCTACCTGTGAAGATGTGAGCTTAACAGTTTTTCTGCGTCCTGGGTTAGCTGGACGTTTCGCTGACGCTACAGTTTGGGCAGGTTTTGCCTTTTCTGTAGAATTGTCATCTATCTTACCAAATTTATGCGGGAATTCAACCCTTATTCTTTTGTCGACTTCTGCATAATATTCGTCAGATTTAGGATCATAACCTTCCTCTTCTACGAGCTTTTTATGTATATCAAAAGCCGTATAAGTCATTGGAGAATCAGTACCAAACCAAGTGTTCTTGGCTGCCCAATCTTCCGCTTTAGGATCAGGAGTAACATTAGGCTTCGTTTGTTGAGGCGTAATATTAACTTCCTTTTTAGGTTTTGTTTCATTTGCAACTTTTAATGCATTTAATCTTGCTGCATCCATAGTTAAGTTTGCAATCTGTTCCTGCGCTGCAATTTGACCTTCGACGTCTTGAGATTCGATNGCAGTTTTTAAAGCTTGTTTAGCTGCAGTCATACTATTNTTGACTCTGCCTTCAAATTCAGAAACGTAAGATTTATCCAATTTAGAAAATCTATTTTCTAAATCTTCTTTTTCTTTCTTTGCCGCTTGTGCGTAAGCAACAGCTTCTTCTCTTTGACGCTCTGCTTCTCGCATTTTTCGAGTTAGTTTAGAAATACGTTTTTGAACGCCTTTACTATATTCTTCTAACTCTTCTTTATTCTCTTCTTTTACTTCACCACCTTCTTTTTTTGCTTCAGGTTGTTCAACTTGTTCAACCTCTATCTTCTCTTCCTTGGGTGCTTCCACTTTTTCTGGTTCACCTTTTTCATCTAAATTAATTTCAGCCGGCTGTTGATCAGCTTCACCTACATCAATCAGATCTTTTTTTTCTTCTTCTGGCATAGTTCCTTTCCTATGTTAAATATGATGTAGAATTGCTTCAGGATCTTTTATAGTTCCTAGCACTTCATCATCGTTTAGTAATCGCACTTCTCCACCGTCTATTGGTAATCTTGAACCAGCATATCTGGCAAAGATAACCCAATCTCCTTTTTTGCACCATGGACCCGTTTCAAATTTTTCTTTGTCTCCATAACATAATGGTCCCATCTTTAGTACATAACCACAATTAGTAGCTATTCTCAATTTGTCTAAAGTTTCTTGTGCAATTAAAATTCCTCCTTTAGTTTTATCTTTTGGAGTAAAAGGTAAAACTAATAGTCGCCATCCTGATGGATCAGGTAATTGGTCAACTGTTTCAGTTCCAATGTTTTCTGGACTTAAGGGATCTTTTTGATTTTTGTCTTCTTCTTTGTATTTGTCTAATAACGCCGATTTATTCTTTGGCGTTTCCTTTGATGTCGATAACGTTTCCGTCTGTTTCATTTTGCTCCTTCTTTTTTAGCAGGTTAGAGATTTCCTGTAATGTTAATTGTATGGCATGTGCCTGTCCCAATAGATACTTATATTTTTCCATATTGTCAACCCCTGCTCCACTTATTAAAGAGTCGCCAATAGTTTGTAAGTTTTCTTTGAGTCTTCTCTGTACTTTACTTATTAAAAGTATTTCATCCATTTAAATTAATCGAACGTTTTTATGTATGCCTTCGTCCAATCCTCTTACTACACCGCCTTTTTTAAATCCTACTATTCCACCTTGTTTTAAAGGTGCATCCATTCCACCACCTGTTAATTTCTGAAAATATTCAGAAACAAAATTAATTCCATCATCTAAAGCTGAATTTAATTCAGTAACTTCTTCAACAACTAAATCTTTTTTATTTTTAAGAGTAACACCTACATCAGCAAGTTTTTGCTGAAGTATTTGAAATGCTTCGTCGCTTCCTTTTTTAGCTTCTGCAAGTATACTACCTAATTCTTTATAAGCTGAACCTGTACCAGGTCCTCCACCAATACTTCTAAAAAGTTTAGCAATACCCTGTCTAATTATAGGGTTCATTATCTTTTAGCTATTCCGCCGCCTCTTTTGGCTTTACCCATAGACTTAACGTGGCCGCCGTGTTTGTAAGCTATGCCTTTTCCTCTTTTAGCAATTCCACCACCTTTAGCTTTAAGCTCACCAACTATTCTTCTTTTTTCGTCACGAAGATTTCTTGCTCCTTTAGCTGTGTGTGCTTTTTCAGCATCAACTCTGCCAAGTTCTTCAAGTCTATTCATTCTGCTTGTGTTTGCCATAATTTATCCTTTTCTTTTTTTAGCCATTTTTTTAAAAGTTTTAGCTAAGTTATATCTTTTGGATCCTGGAGGACAAGACTTGCTACCGAATTTTTTTCCAGTACAAGGTTTATCCTTACGCATATTCTTGGTAGCTTTCTGGATCCATCTACCATCTTTAGCTCCCACACGTCCACCTTTAGCCATTGGATAACGCTCTTGACGACTCCCCATAATTTGCGATTTATTCATCGCAGTAGAATTATAAAAAGTAGGCATTATCTATTTATCTTACCTGATTTTTTTGCTGCTGAACCCCATCTTCCATAAGACTCATCTCTACTAGCTTTTAACTGCTCTGCAGTTCTAGGTTTTCTGATTCTCATAGCGATAGATTCATCTTTACGATCTTTGTAACCTTGTTTCTTCATAGAAGAATCACCTTCCCCATAAGGGAATCTTACATTTGATCTTACTCCGTTTTGTCTCATATT